TTGCCTGACGCTTGCAACAGAATGTTTGACCCCGTAGGGTAACGCCATGACCGAGAAAGAGATCGAAGCCTACTTCGTGAAGCGCGTGAAGGCGCTGGGCGGCTACAGCTACAAGTTCCGCAGCGTGACGCAGCGCGGCGTGGCCGACCGCGTCGCCTGCCTGCCGGGCGGGCGGACGTGGTTCGTGGAACTGAAGAAGCCCGGCGGGCGGCTGTCGCCGCTGCAAGAGATATTCGCCGAACAGATGGCGGCGACTGACCAGCACTACGCCGTGCTGTGGTCTAAGGAAGGTGTGGATTCGTGGGCCAATCGCTTCGCTTAAGACCGTACCAGGACGACGCTGCCGACTTCCTGTACGAACGCGACCGGGCGATGATCCTTGCGCCGGTCGGCGCGGGCAAGACCGCAATCACGCTGACGGCCATGCAGGCGATGCTGGACGACGGACTGGTCAAGCGGTGGCTGGTGGTGGCGCCCAAGCGCGTCTGTACGGACGTGTGGCCGGTTGAAGCGCCGAAGTGGTCTGGCATCACTCCCGCGCTTGCCGTGGGGACACCCTCCCAACGAGCCGCAGCCATGCGGAGCAATGCCAGTGTCGTGGTCATTAACTACGACAATCTGGATAAGCTAGAGGATTTGTCTGGCTTTGACGGCATTGTCTTTGACGAATTGACGCGGCTGAAGAACCCCAGCGGCAAGCGTTTCAAGGCGCTGGAAAAGCTGCTGGAGCCGATCAAGGTGCGCTGGGGTCTGACCGGGTCGTTCACGTCGAACGGCCTTGAGGACGTGTTCGGTCAGTGCAAGATCATCGACCAGCCGCTGCTGGGCCGCGCCAAGGGTGCGTTCCTCCAGCAGTACTTCATCTGCATCAACCGCGACTTCGGCCAGTGGACGCCGGCACCCGGCGCGCTGGAACAGGTGATGGCGCGGATCAAGCCGGCGACGTTCGTGCTTGACCCAGGCGACTACAAGGACAAGCTGCCGCCGTGTCATGTCGTCGAAACGCGGGTTCAGTTTGCCGACCGCGGGCCATACGAAAAAATGAAGCGCGATTACGTCGTCAAGTTCGGCGACGACCGCGTCATCGCCCAAAACGCTGCGTCGGTGACGACCAAGTTGCAACAGATGGCGTCAGGGTTCGTCTACAACCGCGAAGCGGGCGACGCTTCGATCTGGTTCAGCAGCCACAAGTTCGACCGGCTGGAGGAACTGCTGTCGGAGAACCAGCGCGCCAACACCATTGTGGTGTACAACTACCAAGAGGAACTGGCCGAACTGCGCCGGCGCTTCCCGCACGCCCAGACCATCGACGACAAGGACGTGATCGAGCGGTGGAACGCCGGCAAGGTCGAACTGCTGTTGATCCATCCCAAGTCCGCCGGCCACGGCCTGAACCTCCAGCACGGCGGTTGCCACATGGTGTTCGCGTCGCTGCCGTGGTCGCTGGAACTGTACGAACAAACGGTCGGACGGCTGCACCGGGGCGGTCAGCGCCATGCGGTGTGGGTCTACGTCCTGCTGACCGAAAAAACGATTGACGAACGTATCTGGGCGGCCCTTCACGAAAAGCGTGCAGTATCAGATATTGCAATGGAGGAATTGAAACATGAACAAGGTTGACTGGCGGGGGTTGGCGGCAACGCTGAACACCATGAGCGAGGATGAAGTGAAGCGTCTGCTGGACGACGAGATGGCGCGGCTGCGCCGCCCGTCCATCGCCAAGCGCCTGCACCAGCGGTATGCCATGCTGCGTACCGCGCGGGAGCGTGCCGATCTGATGGCGAGGCTGGGCGAATGACGGACGCGGTCAATCCCGACCACTACAAGGTCGGCGGCATCGAGACGATTGACTACCTCCAGGCCAAGCTGACGCCAGCGGAGTTCGCCGGCTACTGCCGCGGAAACGCGATGAAATATTTAAGCCGCGCTGGCCATAAGGACGACACGGTGCAAGAGATCGGCAAGGCTATCTGGTATCTGCGGGTTTGGCGGGACAGTCTGATCTGCGCGGATGCGCCTGATTAAGGTTTAAGACCGCTATTGAAAGCGGATATGCGCTTAACGTGAGCCAGAAAGTCATTAACAGCCATTCCTCGCTTCATCATGTTGCAAGGGGCACAGCAGGAAACCGTGTTGTCTGGGGTATAACCTTGTTCGTTATCTACGCGGTCGACGCCATTGTAATGAAACACCTCATCGCTGTAGCGGTGCCCCCAAGAATTACTAGGCAATGACCCACAATAATGGCAGTTGCTTGTAATCATTTCAAACCACTGGTCTATTGTAAGATCAAACACGCGTCCCATTCTTTTAGCGTTTTTCTTATAGTGGTGCATTGTGTTGTTTTGAACGACTTCTCGTAATGGCTTACGAAAAGTTTTAGAAGCTATCTGCGCTTTATAATGACCGCATGATTGCACTTTTGTATTGCGTAGCGTTGTTGAAAGAATAGGTTTCACTATACCGCATGAACACCGGCACAACCATTGCAGCTTACTTTTGCCGCATGGTAGTTTGTAATAGCCGTGGAATCCGAGAACTATCAGCTCTCCAAATGTTTTGCCTGTAAGGTCTTTGGCTCTTGAAGGAACTCGTTTCATTCAAGACTTATAGCTGACTTTTGCTTTTTGGGCAATCATCATTGCAGACACATTCATAAACTGAGTTGTGCGTCTCGATTGCCTTCACCGTCTCAGCGGTGTCCGTCTTGCTGTCGTAGCTGATCGGCTTGGCGATGCGGCAGTAGTCACCGACGATTGCGGTCGAACCTGTTACGCAGCCGGTCAAGACGAGCGGGATCGTCAACGTCCATAGCGGCTTCAGCTTTGGCGACGTTTGCATCAAGTTGTTCCTGCGCGTCCTGACGCCCTTGCGTCCGCAGCTTGGCGTTTCCCCATTCGGTGAATACGCGGTCGAGCAGCGACAGCAAGAGCGTCAGGAATTTGATCACGCCGCCGGTTTCTTGGCGAGAACCGACCACACGGCGACGGCGATGGTGGCGATGGCGCCGGACAGCGCCTCGACAGTGGATGCGTCCAAGTAGCCCTTGCCGGCCAGAAAGCCGAACCCGGCAGCGGCCACGGTGCGGATCACACCAAAAATCTGTTCCTTGTTCACGTCATTTTCCTTTCGGATATTGCTTCCAAGGCAGTTCCCAATGCGGGCCGTCCTTGAAAGTCTTCCAGTCGCCGCCCCAGGTGAGCGGGACGTTTTCGGCCACCGCAGCGGCCTTCACGATCTTGGCCAGCCGGTGATACAGCGGCCAGTCCCAAGATACAGTACCGCCGATCATCGGCGCCAGATCGACGGCGTGGCCGGTCAGGTGGCGTGAGTTCAGCGTGCGGGTTGCGCCCTGCGCCATCAACTGCTTCTGCCGCGCTAGGCTACGCCGGCCTTCCAACACGGTGAAGTCCAGATCGGACATGGCGGCGGCGCGGTGGACAACGCGCACCAGATCGGGATGTACGTCCTGCAAGCGCGAGATAGACCGGGGGCCGAGGACGATACTCATTAACTGATCTTCAGCACGATGGTCAGCAGCAGCGCGATGATGAACCCGGCCACAGCAACGCCCACGCCTTCAAGACGTTTCAGGCGCGCACAAATACCGTCATACCGCAAGGCGCACACCTCCTCATGCGTGTTCAGCCGGGCTTCGGTCTGGTCAATCGTCGTCACGTCAGCGCCTCATTGATTGTTTTGGTTAGCGTTGTTTGCGCTGCGCGCGGTCTTGGGCCATCACGTTCTGCTGCGCGACAGGCGACAGAACGTAGAAGCCTGGGCCGCCGGGCGTCACGCCGCTGGCGCTCGCCAGCGCGCGGTTCGCTTGCGTGCGTGACATCTTGTTCGCCACGCCCCGCGCGGTAGCGCCTGCGGCTTGCGTTGCCAGCAACCCTGCTGCGGATTCTGGCGAGTACGACGCGCCGATCCCCACGAAGGGGAGTTGGCCGCCGAATACGCGGGCGCTGGGAGCCAAGCGTCCCAACTGCGCCAAGACGTTCTGGGTGATAGTGCCGTTGGCGACTTTTTTGATCAGTTCCTGCGTCGGCTTGTCAAACTTCGACAGCTTGCGGTCGTTCTTGGCTATGCGACCAAACTCGTCACGCAGCGCCCGCGAAAACGACTTCGTGCTGTCAGCTTGTTTTGATGTTCTGGTGGCGGCGTCAAAAGCGTTCTCCAGAGTTTCCGTCTGGTACGCCGTTGATCGAACCCCGCGGGCCTGTTTGAGAAACGCATCCGCCGTCGCCGCATCGCCAGATGTCGTCTGCGCGGGCGTCAGGCCGCCCATGAAGTCGTCGATAACGTCGTCCAGCGCCTTAACCATAGCGCGCTGTTCGGCGGTGCCGCTCTTGCCGCCCGCTTCGCTGTACGGAAGATCGCGGATCGAACGCCTGAACTTCTCCAGCATATCAAACGATATTGGCTTACCGGATTTTTTGGAAAAGAGGCCCAACGCTTTGTTGACCAGCGTGTCGGTGTCTGGGTCGTATTTCAAATCTTGCAATTTTGAAAGCGCAGCGGACTCCAGATCGGCCATCGCGGTCGGCGCGATGTTGACGTTCGCAGCTTCCATCTGTTTGTACAGATCGGTAGACTTTTCTTTCAGTTGGGCAGCGGGAATGGCTTTGGTTTTCGGCGTAGCCGTCTTGAACCCCGCGCCGCCGCCCGCCAGAGACAGACCCAGCAGCGCCGCTGGGTTCGACACATCAAAGACGTTCGATGCGATTGACGGCGCCGCAGCAGCGCCTGCGCCCGCCGCAGCCTGGCCGCGTATGTTCTGCCCCATAGCGCGCATGAAGTTTTTGGCTTGGGGCGATGTCGCCGCGTTAGCTACGTTCTGAAACGCCTTGGCTTGCATACCGCCCGCTACCGCGCCCGACAGAACATCGCTGAACACCCGTTCGCCCGGCGTCTCCGGCGCGCGGGACGCACCGATGCTTTGGTATCCGCGCTGCATGGTTTCGGACGGCAACGCGACGCGCTGGCCGTTAAACAGCGGCGTAGCGAGGTTGTAGACGCTTGTGCCAAGATCGCCGAGGCCCAAGGCCAGCACACCGCCCGCAGCGCCCAGCGGAGCGCCGACACCAGCAAAAGGTGCGCCTGCCAGCGCACCCATACTAGCAGCGGTCGCGTAGGGCAGCAGCGCGTTGGACGTAACGCCGGCCACTTGCGCGGCTTTGTCCATGCCCGTGCGCGGGGCTTTGGCGCGAGGCATTGCCTTCTCAACAACGCCCAGCCCCGCGTAAGGGTCTGCGTCGCCTTGTTCGTAGGTGCCTAGCCCTGCGTAAGGATCGTTTTGTTTCATGGCCGGGTCATGATCCTTCCGTCCGTGGTTTTCCAACGCTTGATGCTAGGGTTGGCCCGTACCTGTTCTGGCGTCAAAGTTGGAACCACCGGCGTCTTTCGCGGTGCAGCGCTTCCGGCGGGCGGCGGGGAAGGCGTCTCAGCGTCAGCCGGAAGTTCCACTCCACTGAGCCGCGCCATTTTGGTTTTAAGTTGTTTCCATGCGGACAACCGCGTTTCTGCCGGAACAGACGGGTCTTCCATTTTACCTTTCAACCGCTCAAACACTTTGCGGTCTTCGTTAGAAATGCCGGCACCCAACTTGCCATCGGGCGCCAACGCCAGCATCAAATCAGCACCAATAACTTCAAGCGCGGCGATGTTTTTCATACCGGGGGTAGAGCCGCCGCCGTATTCCTTCGGTATGAACGCCATGATGTCCGCGCCCAGTTTTTCCGCGCCGCCGCTTGTCGAACTTTCGATAAGCGCGGCCACCGGGTCGTCCCCAGTTTCAAAATCAAATCCGGTAATGTCCTTGAACTGCTGAACCGTCCGCGCGCGTTCTGCGGCGGTGGCTGCCTGCTTAATCGTTTGCGGAGGAGCGCCAGCAGGCGCGGCTGCGCGGACAGGTGTCCCGCCGGGTCTAGCGCCGGTTTCAAACTCGCGCATAGCCGCCGCAAGCGCAGGGACTTGCGCCGCAGTGATTGGTGCGTTGAGATTGATACCCAACTTACCCGCGACGTGATTCTTGTAGCTGTTACGGTTGGCTTCAGGGTTTTCCTTGGACGCCGGCGTATATTTATCAATAATTTTGTTGATCGTATTAACGCCCTTGGCGACGTAGTCCTTGGCCAACAGATTTTCCTGCGCCGTGATGCCTGCCTGCGGCGTGTTGAACGTAGCAAAGCCGCCGCTGATACCCGCGTAGCCGGGCTGTGAACGCGCGAACGCGCCGTCGCGGATTGCGCCGGGGTTGGTCTGAAGCGCGGTAGCCACAGGCGTAGCGGCGACAGCGCCGCCGCGGGGGCCGGCGACGATGCCTGGCGGCCTGTAACCGCCAGCCGGGCCAGCCGCCACCGGAAAACCTTGCGAAGTATTGGGGTCTACGACGACCCCGCCGATGCCCGGTACGTTGATTACGGTAGGCTTCAGATTGACGGCTGCTTCCGAACCGGGGACAACTTCGGCAGCACCGCCGCCAAATTTATTTGTCCTAAGCACACGGGTAGATGTGCCAAGGTTCTGCGTCGTAAATTCTTTGGCCAGTTGGTCTTTTGCGTCCAGCGTTCGTATAAGAGATTCTTCCCTGCGCGCGTTAAACTGCGAGGGGTCTTCGGTCAAATACGCTATTGTTTCATCTACGGACTGCTGAAACTCTGCTTCTGGAAACAACTGTTTTAGCCGAGCGCCAACCGCCATAGCCTGCTGCGGGTCGCGGACGTTAGCCAAAGCAAGCGCCGACGTATCCATGAAATCCGAAACATACTTTACCTTTGCGGTGCCAGCTTCAAACTCAGCTTTGGCTTTTTGCGGAACGGCCAACGCCGCTTCACGCGCTTCGCCCGCGCGCTGGATTTCCAACTGCTGCTGCTGCGCTGCCGCCTGACGTTCGGCAGCGCGCTGCTGCGACATCATGTTGATCATCTGCGCGCCCTGCTGAATCGCAGGGGCCAAGAAGTTGCCTTGCGGTGCGCGGGCCTGAAGGGCGATTGCTTGGTTAGCCATTGTCCATCCTTAGATGCGCGGGGCTGAAAACGCAGGAATATAGGTTTTCGGCGTGTAAAACGGCTCGTCACCGCTGCCGGCGACTATCGTGCCGCCGCCCGCAGGCGCGCGCTGCGCGTTCATGTAGTTGATCTGCGCGTTCAGCAGCGGGTACGACGCCGCCGCTTGGCCGATGCTGCTCAGTGCGCCGCCCAGCGCGTTGGCCTGCCCGACGTAGCCAGACGCGCGGGCCTGTCCGGCGTTCATCAGGTTGGTGGCTTCGTTCTGTCCTGCCTGACCAGTCGCGCCGGTCATCACGTTGGTCGCCGACTGGCCTGCGCCCATCAGCGACTGAAGCGGGTTCAGGCGCGCGTTGCGCTCGATCTGGTAGCGGTTGAAGGCGTTGCCATACTCTTGGCTGGCCAAGTCCTGCCCGAACCGCTGGATGCCGCGCAGCGTGCCGCCTGACAGCAGATTGCCGCGGGCTGCGGCGCTGCGCTCCAGCGCACGCATACCTTCCGT